GACAGGTGATAGTAGCAGCGCAAATGGTACTGTAGCCTCATTTAAAATACCAGATGTTCCATATGATTATTATCTCAGTCTGCCAGCTACACAGAGCGTATCTACATATGAGGTTTCTGGTAAAACAGTGACAGAAATCATATCACGAAATGCTGTTTCTAACTATGACTATGAGCTTGAATTAAACGAGAAAAAAAGATTCATCAAACTCATCAAGCCTGAATATTATGGATCAATCATGCGCGAATTTTCTGCATTAACTGGAACTGAAGAAAGTTTCTATAGAAGGCTCTCATAATGGCAACTGAAGGTGACTCATATAATTCTGAGGAATACTCTACACACTATGATATAGAGGTTGATGGTGTTCCTTCTGAATTGATGGAAGAAATAACGGTCAGAGAAATTATTCTGGGTGAAAGTCTTCTGACACCAGGACTTCAAACTTCTGTCAGAGTACATAGCTTTCTTCATACAAGTGCATATAAAAATATAGATTTATTCAAGAACAAGACAATTAGAATTAAAATATCTCGTCCTATTCTAAAGGTAAAGAGTGGAGTAAATCCTGCATATAATGAGAGTATGACTATAGCTCAGACAATTTATAGAGTAGATAGTCGCAAGCTTATTAATAACCAGACAGAAGAGTTTATCATAAGAGCCTGTGATCCAACACAATTAAATGACCTAGAAACTCTCGTAAGTAAATCTTGGAAATGCGCTACACCATCTGATGTAGCTTCTTATGTTTTGAGAACGTGTGCTGGTGTTGAAAAATTAAATATTGAACCGTCAAACTTTGGTAGTGGATATGGCGCAGATAATATTCATCCATTTCAGGTTGTAAATCAACAGGCTAGTCGTGCTGTTTATGGCGCTGACGATCCTTCATTTGTCCACTTCATGACATATGAGAATGGAGGAACACACTATTTCAGATCAGTAACAAGTCTCAGCGAACAGGGACCAATGATTGTATATGGATATGATGAAACGTCGAACTCATATAAGAACGTCGATGGTATCATGACATATAGTTTCCCTTGTGATTTTGATCTCATGTCGGACATATTAAATGGCATAGATCGCGATGGTAATAATATTAATTCGATCATGTTATTTAATCCATGGAATAAATCATACAGTCTTTTAGGCAGTCAGATTACAGGATGTGGTGTCGGTGCTGGTGTTATCAAACATGCCATTTCAAATATGAACAGCGCCAAAAATCAAGATATGTGCCCAGATTATAGTAATGTCTTTCTACTTAAAAGACAAGCTAGAATGTCAATCCTCGAAAGAGAAAAGACAGCATTAAGACTCACAGTTCCATTCAATACTGATCTACACGCAGGTAAGGTTATTCAGGTCAATCTATATAATAAAGATACAAAGGGTGTTCTATACGGTTCAGGTGATTATCTCATCGTCAGTATGTTCCATCAGATATTAGATGGTGGACTTGGTACGACAACCATGGAATGCGTAACAAGAACAGCGGGACAGAAAGGTATAGTATGAGTTTGCCAAAGAGTTCGGCCGCTTCAGGTCTGCTATATGGTATCGTAGTTGGTGGTGATCAGAGCGATCCAGATCCAGATCAGGCTAATGGTCTTCGTGTTTATTTCCCAACTATTCACGGCAAAGATGTTAAAGTAAAAGACCTAGCCTTTAGTCCACGTATTCTGAGTCCAGACCGTGCCGCAATGCAATCGTTTTCTGGCGGTCTTGATCCAGGTTCTATGGTCGTAGCTTATAAAGATACAGGTTCTACACAGTGCCAGATTCTAGGTCTGGCTTCTGATCTGAATAATTATGAAAGCAATATTCCTGGTAACATAGGTCTTTTACAGATTGCACCTATCCTTGCGCAGTATCTCAACATGAGTACTGGTGTTTCTAGACCACCTACTATTCAACAGAGTACAGAGGGTGGTGCAAAGATATTCAAGATCAATGAGAGGGGCGATCACAATCATAATCTACTCAAAGGTCTGCCTACTCACGGTGCATTGTTTCCACTAAATGGAATACCTATTGATCCAATCAAAAGTATCACTACTGCAATTGAAGCTGCAACAAATATACCAACAGAGGGTCTATTAAACTCTCTACCAGGTGTTGCGGTGTCACTTGGTAGTCTTCTTAATAATATTCTAGCTGTTAAAAATTCTAGTAAGCAGCTTAAAAATAAAATGTCATCTTCAACGTTTAATGCATTAGGTAGCATGAACGCTCTAATTCAATCTATGGAACAGGGTGAGAGTTCTGGCTTCATGACCTCTGGTCGTGTAAATCAGGAAGTCTACACTGCAAATGCAATAGACCTATTATCACAATGTACCAATCTCTCTGATTTGACAGCTTCTATGTTAAGACTCCAATCAGACACAACACTATTTGGTATGGAAGCATACGGACCTACAGTTGTAGAGCAAGAGACTGAATTTGGTAAAATTAAGACTAGCTATGGTGCGACAGGAGATCAGATGACATTAACACCTGCAACAGTAGCACAAGGTCTTAGTGCTTTGTCTAGTCTCATGTCATCTGCTTCAGGATTTCCCAGCGTTGTCCCTGGTCAAAATCTTTTTGGTCAATCATCAGGCACAATGTTGAATATGATACAGAGATTAGCACCAGGACAAGCTAGTGCGGCTATTTCTTTATTGAATCAAGTTAATACAAGTGGAGTAGCTAAAGACCTCCATAAAATGATTGAAAAAGTAGTTCAGGGTGGAAATCCTATTGACCATGTTAAGTGAGGTAAAAAAGATTTAAATGGCAGTTCAAGATCCAACAGCAGCAGCAAAAGCAGCATTTCCTGGTCAACAATTCAGTACAGGTGATGCTATTACTATTTCAGGTGAAACATACACATATGATGGAAAAGCTTTTATGCCTGGTGCTGCGCCAGGTGTAGCTGGCACATCGTCAGGCGAAACATTATCAGATACACCACCTAAATGGGACGAGACACAAGACGCTAGAAAATTGCCTGGCGCTGGTAAATATCCTAATTATTGGGCACATAAGACCAGATCAGGTCATGTCTTTATGATGGATGATAGTAAGGGCGCTGAGAGTATTACTATTCAGCATCGTGGTGGTTCAATGCTGCAAATTTCACCAGACGGTAAAGTTCATATTCGCGCACAGAAAGGTCAACACACAGTTGTTTTCGGTGAAAATAGAATGTATGTGACGGGTGCTTATGATATCACTGTAGATGGTGCTGCGTCAATGACCGTGAAGAAAGATATGAATTTCAATGCAAAAAATATGAACTTCACGGCTAGTGGTGATATGAATATTAAAGCTACAAATTTAAATCTTCAGCCCACAGGTAAACTAGAAATAGCAGGATCAGCAGTAACATTGAAGTCAAACTCACATATCGGCATTGAAGCTCATGGAGCAATCGGTATCGTAGCAAAAGATGGTATGGAAATTGCGTCTAAAGAAGCTGAAGTCGTTATTGTGGCCAGCAAAGATATCGGTATTCAGTCTAAGAATGGTAAATTTATAGCACAGTCGGCTACAAACATGTCGTTGAAATCAGACCAAAAGATATCAATGAGAGGTGAAGGAAAAGTATCTCTCGTTTCTGGTAATATAGTAGCTATAGATGGTGATGTAGATGTTAAAGTACAACAAGGTGCTTCTGAACCACCAGATGCACAAAAAACTATTCAGATTACCAAGTCAACTGCATAACACATAAATAACAATATGGTACAGACAGAAAGAAAACCAACATATTCAGACTTAGACTTAGACTTTATCGCTCATCCTACAACGGGTGATATTGTCATTAAAAAAGGAGAGGATGCTATCAAGCGTTCTGTCCGCAATCTTATTTTGACAAATTTCTATGATCGACCATTCAGATCATTTATCGGTTCAAATGCGCTAAAACTTCTATTTGAAAATGCTAATGCTATTACAGCGACCCTATTGAAAGATGCTATCCGTGAAGTCATAGAAAACTATGAGCCGCGTGTCAAACTAACGGATATAGATTTGAATTTTGATTATGATAATAACGGTTATAATGTCACTATGCGATACATCATTTTAAATAGAGAACAACCTGTTATCATAAACTTATTCCTGGAAAGAATTAGATGAGTACTTCAAATACAGCTTTAAGAGTAACCGAACTAGACTTCAATGCAATCAAATCAAATCTGAAAGCTTTTCTTCGTAGCCAGTCAGAGTTTCAAGATTTTGATTTTGAAGGTTCTGGTATGTCTGTTCTTCTGGACATACTGGCCTACAATACTCATTATATGAGCTTCTATCTCAATATGGTAGCCAATGAGAGTTTCCTAGATAGTTCTCAGCTCAGAGCCTCAGTTCTTTCCCACGCTAAAGCCATTGGTTACGTGCCCACAAGTAAGCAGGGTTCGCAAGCACTATTAAACATGGTTGTGACACCTAGTGGTACTGAATCAAACACAGCAACATCAATTGTCCTAGACAAATATACTAGATTTTTAGGTCAAGATATTGATGGTGTAAACTATCCTTTTGTGGCTCTATATTCTAATACTGCTAGTAAATCTGGCGGATCATTTAATTTTTCAAACGTAGCTATCAAGCAGGGTGAAGTCATTTCGCTCCAGTACGCAATGACACCTACAAATACTAGCAGACGCTTTGAGATTCCATCTGCAAATGTTGACGCAAGCAGCATCATTATCACTGTACAGGAATCATCAACCAATACTGATATCAAAACATATACTAAAGTCTCAGACATTACAGTTCTCAATTCAAACTCTGAAGTATACTTTATTGAGGAAAATGAGAACCTAAACTACACCTTCTATTTTGGTGATAACGTTCTAGGCAAAAAGCCAAGAGTAGGTAATATTATTACATGTACATACCTCGATAATGTTGGTGGTCTTTCAAATAATATTACAAACTTTACTGCAATAGACTCAATCGGTGGCCTATACAGAAACAATGTCAATATAACAACTGTAACATCTTCATATGGTGGTGTTGAAAAAGAAACAATCGAACAGGTCAAGTTTAGAGCACCATATTACTATACGACACAGAACAGAAGCGTTACCGCGTCTGATTATGAAACTCTTATCACTAAAGATTTCCCAAACATCCAGTCTGTGTCTGTTTGGGGTGGTGAAGATAATGATCCAGTCATCTACGGTAAAGTTTTCCTGAGCTTGAAGACAGATCAAAACATCGCTCTCACAAATGCAGATAAGCAATTCATCAAGGATTCTCTCATCAGAAACAGAAATGTGGTGACAGTGACTCCTGAAATTGTTGATCCAGACTTTGCGTATATGAGAATTGTAACTAAAATTAGCTATGATCCTAATCTAACATCTCTGCAAGCTAATGAGATTGCAGAGTTAGTAAAGGCGTCGATCTTAGACTATAATGATAAAGAATTAAACACATTTGATTCAACATTCAGAAAATCTAGACTGTCGCAGTATATGGAAAATTCTGAAAGGTCTATAGTTGGCTCTGACACAACCATATTTGTCCAAAAGCGTGTCACACTTGATTATAATAATGCTCGTAAGTATGATATCAATTTTAATATGCCGTTGAGAAAAGGTAATTACCTAAACAAGTTGTTTTCTTTCCCAGAAGTCCAGTTGAACGATTCAAACTCTATTGAAAGAAACGTTTTGTTTGAAGAAACTCTTGATGCTCCATCAGGAATTAATTCTATCATCATCACTAATAGTGGTTCACTATATCAGACAGCACCGACAGTAGTCATCTCTGGCGACGGTTCAGGTGCAACAGCAAGAGCGTACATTGCATCTGGTAAAATTGATAGAGTTGAGATTTTAACAAAGGGTGTTGATTACACTAATGCCACAGTTTCATTTATTGGTGGAGAAGGAACTGGTGTAACAGCCACAGCGCAACTTGAAAATAATTTTGGTACAGTAAGATCATTCTATTATGACAATACTGGTAAAAAGATCACAATCAATGCAAATGCTGGTACTATTAACTATTTGACAGGTCTAGTGTCAATCAATTCAATCAGAGTTAACAGTACAATTGAAAATGATTTTTATCCAGATGGTATCGTAACTTTCTATGCACCAGCAGAAAATGAAATTATTCTACCTTTGAGAAATCGTATCCTGAATATTGATCCTCTTGATCCAAAAAGTATTTTAGTCGAGATGGTGGCTGAAGAGTAATGTCAACAAACAACAAGATTTCATCTCTCATATCATCTCAGGTACCGTTCTTTGTTAGAAACGACCATCCTAACTTTGTTCTGTTTTTACAAAAGTATTTTGAGTACCTAGAACAGGACAACCAGGTTGTTCAGGTAGCTAAAGATAATATTCCTGTAATCAGAGATATTGATCTTACTTCATATGAAGAGAATCTTTACGACGAGTTTCTGAAACTTATTCCAGAAAATGTTACGGTCGATAAGAATCTTCTATTAAAAAATATCAAAGATTTCTATAGAGCAAAAGGAACAGAAAACTCTATCAGATTTCTCATTAATATTCTCTATGGTCATGAAGATTTGGAGTTCTATTATCCTAAAAAAGATGTGCTAAGAGCTTCTGATGGTAAATGGTTTATTCAAAGATCATTGAGAGTTACGGACACTTCTGTCAATAGTATAGCTAATTCAAATATATTGGCCATCAGTAACTTCAATGATAAGATCATCAGAGGTAATACGTCTGGTGCTACTGCTACTGTAGAAAGAGTTGATCGCTTCTTTGAAAAAGGAACGCAGATTGACGAACTGATCATATCAAACATTTTAGGCAATTTCGTCAATAATGAGCAGGTCTTTACAGTATTTTCTGAGAACGGTATTACCAAATCTCTCACATCAAATGTTTTTGGTGGTATTATCAACACTGTTACTGTGACAAATGCTGGTTCTGGTTATATAGTTGGTGATAATCCTATAGTGGAGAGTAATAGTGGTGCTGGTGCTAATCTAAGAGTTTCGCGAGTTTCTACTGGTAATATTGCTTCTATAACTGTTATCGATGGTGGTGCTGGATATCAAACAAACTCGTTTGCTCTTTTTTCTGGTGGTGGTGCTGGTTCTGGTGCTAATGCTGAATTGACCCTAGTATTAAATGACAGCAGTGTACATCCTAATTCATACAATATCATCTTCAGTACTGTATCAGTAGAAGCAAATACAAACACTACAAACTCAATTGCTAATAATATTTACCAGTCTTTTGCTTATCAGAATCTTAATGTGATCTACACGAACACATCAAACATAAGAGCAAATAGTGGTGTTTCTCTAGCATCGCTCAATCTATCATCTTGGTTGGCTAATAGTAATGTATACTTTGAAACTTTTGACTCACTAAATGTGACAAATCAGATAAGTGGTGTAAGTAATACTGTATTAATAACTGCAACAAATACAAGATCAAATCTTGTATACATTAGTCCTGCGTTTGCAACAAGACAGTCGAATTTAGTTGTCAGAATTATTAAAAGAGCAAACGCAAATACGACTTTGATCAATGCCCTTCCGTTTTATGTATATGCTAATACTGGTCCAGCAAGAACTGTTACAGTCCGTAATGCAGGTACAAATTATACAGAACTTCCATCTATCAGTATTATCGCAAACACAGGCATTCAAGAGCTAGAAATTCTAGGCAAAATGGTCATCAATAATGGTGGTTCTGGATATCAGATAGGTAACATCATTCAATTTAACAATGAACCAGGTGGTTATGGAACTGGTGCTAATGCTATCGTATCCAATATTAGTGGAACTGGTGCAATTACGGCTGTCAAATTTGTTCCTAGAACTGGTCAAATAGTCGGCGGTTCTGGTTATAATGTATTACCTACAGCAAATGTGATTTCTGGAACAGGTAATGGTGCTAACATTGCCGTGACACATAGACTAGGCGAAGGCGCTTCATTCATTCTGACAAACAGTACTCTAGGTTCTATTCAAGAAATTCAGATTGTTAATAGAGGATCAGGATACACAGATGTTCCTACAATCAATCTAAGATCATTAGGAGATGGTACGGCTACTGCTAATGCTACAATTCTAGAAGGTGTGTTCACATATCCTGGACGTTATCTGAACGATGATGGTTTCGTATCTTCTTATAACTTCTTACAGGACAGAGACTATTACCAGAACTTCTCATATGTTCTAAGATTGAAAGAATCAATTGCAAACTACCGTAAGGCCATAAAGCAGCTTGTTCATCCTGCAGGTATGAAACTTTTCGGTCAGTATTTGACTATCGACGAACAAGATGGTCTGAATAATTCTGAAGGTGGTTTAGAAGCTATCACACGATCATTACCAATACCTACATTATCAATAGACTTTACAACAGGTAATCTAGATTCAAATGTGACGTTTACCAGATCAAGTAATGCTTCGTTTGTAAACAGTTTTGGTTATATTTCGTATGTTACTGCAAATGTTGCTAGATTTACTCATGACCCTGAAACACTAAGACCATTAGGTATTCGTGTCGAACCACAGGCCACAAACTTACTTCTATATTCTAATAATTTTACTAATTTATGGTCTAATACTGGTAATACAATCATAACTTCTGGTCTCAAGTCACCTGATGGTAATAATAATGCGTATCTTCTTTATGATTCGAATCTTAACAACGACGCATCATTTATTGATCAAAATATCACTATAACACCAAGTGCAACTCAGCGACATACATATTCGATTTTTGCCAAAGCAAATACTGCAAATGCATTTGCGATATACTGTTTCTACACAGGAACTACAGTGAATGGCTCCAGTGTTATTGTTAACAATTTTAATACTAATAATCCAACTGTAACAGCAGCTATAGCTGAAGGTGGTGAAGAACTTCCATCTAATGTTGTTCTTGAAAATTATATTGATGGTTGGAAAAGATTGAGCTTTACTACATTTAACAGAAATGGCTTAAATAACAATATCGTATTCAGAGTATATCCTGCAACAAGAGATCCTGGAATTACAGGCGCAACCCTATTCTTTGGTCCGCAGCTTGAAACAGGTAATGTCGCGACTACGTATATTCCAACTGGTTCTGCAACTGTAACCAGAAGCTCAGACTATCTTGCGGTACAGAATACTGCATTTACTAATGTATTCAATCAGATAGAAGGTACAGTATTCGTTCAGGGTAGTACAATAGATTATGTTGTAAATAATGGTGATTATCCTGTTGCTATTGCTTTGGCAAACTCATTTAGTAGAGATACTAATTGTATAGTATTCGGTTCTGATCGCACATCAAATCCACCTGCAAATGATAGTTATATGTCTGCTGTTAAGAATGGATTTAATAATGATATACAATTAGATAGAGTATATGTTGGTAAATCGTTCAGAGCAGCTTTTGCATATGAAGATGGAAATCTTCCTAAAGGTAACATCATCTTGGCTCTAGATGGCATATCATCAAATAAAGCTAGTGCAAATATACCAAATGTTAACATACTGTACATATCTCAGACAGCAAGATTTCAACCACAGTATCCACATAATATAGAAAAAGTTGTATATTATAATAAAGAGTTGTCAAATACAACAATGATTCAACTGACAACTAAACCATGATCTGTTTAAATTTTATTATAAATAATAGTAAATCAGAGGATTAAATTTTGAGTTCATCCGCCACATTTATCAAGTTTCGCGTCAACAGCGCCGAACAGTTCAAAGAATCTGTTTCAGAACCTACTCCAAATACCAACATGTATTTGACTTATGGTAAAGTGGATGCATGGGCAAATGATGCAAATGCTGATATAGCTAATACTTCTGTATCTACCGAATATCAAATTTGGTCTAACATGATTGGTGGTAAGAAAATCCTCGGCTATGATATATCGCATGTAATACGTAGAATTAACTGGGTAGCTAATACATCGTATACCTCATATGATCATAGAAATGCCAATCTATATGATGGTAACACAAATTTTTACGTTGTCACAAGTGATTACAACGTCTACAAATGTATCGGTAATAACAACAATTCATTAAGCACAGTAGAACCTACAACAATTAATTTTGGCTCGACAGTCGAGACTTCTGATGGATACATCTGGAAATATATGTATTCAATCTCCGACTCTGATCAGTTAAGATTTACTACAAGCAATTATATTCCAGTTAGAGTACTAGCTGCAAACGACGGTTCACTTCAATGGCAAGTTCAAGATAATGCTATTGAAGGTGCAATCTATCACATTAAGGTTGCTAATACAGGAACAAATTATAGCAATACAAGCAACATCGGCATATCTATATCAGGCGATGGTTCTGGTGCAGATGCGATAGTCACTTTAAACACTGTTTCGAATACAGTGTCATCTATCACAATGACGAACTATGGTCAAAATTATACGTATGCTACCGTTGCTATCACTGGTGGTGGTGGTTCGAACGCATCTGTTATAGCTATGATTAGTCCTCCAGGTGGTCATGGTAGTAGTCCAATATATGAATTTGGTGGATCAGCGGTTATGATCAATACACAGTTGAAATCGTCTGAGGGCGGAAAACTTCCTGCTACTAACGATGTGAGACAGATCGCTATCCTTAAGGATCCACTATTGAGAGATGGTTCTGCTGTTTCTTCTAACATTGTTTTTCAACAGGGTATAACTCTGACGACTGCTGGTTCTGGTGACTATCAACAGGATGAAATAGTATATCAAGGAACATCAGTGTCAACTGCAACTTTCAGTGGTAAAGTTGTATCGTGGGACTCAGCTAACGGAAGACTAGTTGTTATAAATACAACAGGAAATCCGCTATCTCAATCTCTTGTTGGAGCAAACACATCGACAAGCAGATTTATCGGTAGCATAATACCAAATTATCTGAAGCTATACTCTGGTCAACTTTTATATGTTAATAATTTAGAACCAATAACCAGATCAGCAGACCAGACAGAAGATTACAGAATAGTACTGAAGTTTTAAGGGAAAATAGAAAATCATGGCAAATACTGCTAACAATCTAGGTCTAACAACAGACTTTAACGTAACACCTTATTACGATGATTACGATGAAGCTAAACAGTTTTATCGTATATTGTATCGTCCTGGTTATGCTGTACAGGCGCGTGAACTTACTCAGATGCAAACTATTCTGCAAAGACAGATCGAGAGATTTGGCAGACATGTATTTGAAGAAGGTACTATTGTTGTTCCTGGTTCTTTTCAGTTATATGCTGCTAATACTAAGTCGTCTCCTGGTCCTCTCAATTACGTAAAAGTAAAAGACGTTGATGATAGCAATAACACAGTAGATATCACAAACTTCAATGATGTTGAAGTTACTGGCCAAACATCTGGTGTTAAAGGTTTTATCAACATTGTTATTGATGGTTCTGAATCATCTACAAACAAAAAGACTATTTACGTTGATTATCTACAAGCATCTAATGCTAATAGTCAAATAGTCAAATTTATTGCTGGTGAAACTCTAACATCCAATATCGGTAACCTAAAAGTTGTTGATACTGATGCAACTGGATTTGGTTCAGCATTCCGTATTACATCAGGTATCGTGTTCTCTAAGGGACATTTCATTTGGTTCCCAACACAAGAAGTTGTTCTAGATCGATACAATGACACACCAACATGTAAAGTTGGATTCAATATCGCAGAATCGATTGTAAATTCATCAACTGACAACAGTCTTCTTGATCCAGCACTAGAGTCTTCAAACTATTCAGCTCCTGGTGCAGACAGATTTAAACTTGACGCTGAATTGCAAGTACGAGAAATTAATGATCCTGAAGATTTGCCTGATTTTACTACACTGTTTACAATTGAAAATGGCATTATTCAAATTCTTAATGAGAGAACGCAATACTCACTGATCAATGATGAATGGGCTAAGAGAACCTTTGATGAGTCTGGAGACTATTATGTTTCTGGATTAAATATTGACATACGCGAGCATCTTGATAACGGACTAAATGGTGGCGTATACACAAGCGCGCAGGGTGGAAACGCTAATCTCATCTCTGTGAGAGTAGAATCTGGTGATGCCTATGTTAAAGGATATAGAGTTGCAACTGAAGCTACAACTCCATTAACTACACTAAGATCAACTACATATTCAAATGTTGAAAATCAAAGTGCTTCAGCCTTCTTAGGATCATATGTCACAATTGATGAGATGGTTGGACATTTGCCATTAGATACTGGTGTAGAAGTTAGACTTTACGACACTCAGCAAAATCGTCTTTCTAATGCAACATTCACAGCAGCACAGACTGGAAATTTAATTGGTACAGCCAGAGTTGCTTCTATAGAATATAATACAGGAACTTTAGGTACAGCAGACGGCAAATTAGATATGTATCTAATGGATATCCGTATGAATGGAACAAATAGTTTTTCAACTGTAAGAAGCGTTTATATTGACAATGCGTCAACTGCTGATTTTGGTGCAGATATCGTTCTTGATCCTATAACAAATTCGACTGTTCTTTATGAGCCTTTCAATGTTCCTCTTCTATACTACACAGGTTCGAATCATACCCGCAAGATAAAAGGTGTATTGGAAACTTCTGATACAACATATAACTATACTACAACTTTACCTGTAACCATTACAGGTGGTAATTTCTCTGTTTCTGCTCCAGGCAGTGACTCTCTTCCTTATTCTGGCGTTCTTTCTACGTCTAGTAAGAGAGACATATTACTAAGTCTCAACTCAGCATTAAACGTTGCAACTGCTATAACAGTAACCAACAACGGTACGACACTTGTTGGAACAAACTTTACCAAGTTGAATGCTGGTGATATGTTGAAGTTCTCAGGCCTGGCAGATACAACAGCAAACATTTACTCCATCGTTTCTATTGCTAACGCAACACACCTAGTTGTAAATAAAGTTCCTGCTGTCCCTCTTTCAGGCAACAGTCTCTTCAAACATTACGGAAACGGTGATTATATCGATCTAACAACCTTAGGTTTCGATAGCGGAACTGTACGTACAGTCACAGCAGCCGGTACAACACTCACGTTTGCTCTTAATGAAACTGCAATTGCAGGATCAGCAGTTGTTTCTTTCAAAGCTAAAAAAACAACAGCCGTTGAAGCTGCTAAAACTCTTAGACCAAGCAGATATGTACAAATAAACTGCTCAACTGCTGGCACAAGTGGTCCATTTAATCTAGGATTCTCTGACGTTTATAGAATTAAACAGATTCGTAAAAAGTCAACCAGCAACTTCTCTTCAAACACTGAAGGAACTCTGGTAACAAATCAATTCATTTTTGATAATGGACAGAGAGATACCCACTATGACATTGCCAGAATTGATCCAATCGCAGGACTAACTGCAACAGATAGACTTCTGGTAGAATTAGACTACTTTATTCCTGATTACTCACAGGGTAAAGGTTATTTCACAGTAGATTCTTATCCAGTTAACGATGTAACTGCGTCTTCAACTACTATCACTACAGCAGAAATTCCTATCTATAAGTCTCCTACATCAGGTAAAAGTTATGACCTGAGAAACCATCTTGACTTTAGACCTATCAAGTCTATTTCTGCAACCGATTCGACGACTGTTGCTGGTGCTTCGGTGAATCCTGCAACATCAACAACATTCAACTATTCTGGTACAGGTATAACATTAATATCACCGTCTACAGAGGTCATATATGATTACTCATATTATCTAGGTAGAAAAGATGTTGTCCATGTCAACAAAGATAAGATATTCTCTATCACCAGAGGTGTTCCAGCTGCAACTCCAGTAACACCACAGATCAGTGACAATGAGATGGTTCTTGCTGTTCTCAATATTTCTCCTTATCCTTCAATTTCACCATACTACGCAAAGTTGATTGGTCGACAAGATATTGCAACAACTACACGTTGGATTGCACCAATTAGACAAACTATGCGTGATATCGGTATCATGAAAGATAGAATTACAAATCTAGAATATTACACTTCATTGTCATTACTAGAGAAGAATGCTCTTGATCTATTAATTTCAGATGCAAGTGGAAATGATAGATTTAAGAACGGTATCTTCGTTGATACATTTACAGATCATCAACTAGGTGCAACATACAATGATGATTATCGAATTGTCGTTGATCCACAAGAAAAGAGTATTAGACCTTTATACTCAATGCAACCTATCAACTATGATTATCTTTCAGGCACTAATATTAGAAAAACAGGTGATATAGTAACACTTGACTATACTGAAGTACCGTTTGCCAATATTCTTTCTGTAACTTCTACATTAAACACTGAAAAATCTAATTATAAATTTATTGGTAACTTGACTCTTGCACCCGCACAAGACGTTTGGATTGATACTAATGATGCAATACCACCAAATGTAATATCGATTAATGGTGCAAATCTAGATGGTATGGAAGACGCTCAACAGTCTGGTGGTATAACAACAACATGGAACTCATGGCAAACTAACATCACAGGTTATAAAGTTTATGCTGGTGATGATGCCTCTAGTACATTAGTAGGAACGTTCTCTTCTGCTGCTGAAGCAAATAGAGTTGCGCAGAATATCAGAACATCCGCTTCTGGTGCTACAATTGAAACCATCACTACAAGTTCACGTACTGGCACAGAATATTTTAACTATCTTGATAGTGACTCAACTTCAGTCGGCTCTCGCGTGATCAATACAGAAATTGTTCCTTACATTAGAGCCCAAACTCTAATGGGTAAGGCAACAGGTCTAAAACCTTTCGCTAAGTATTTTGTATTCTTTGACAGCATTAATATGACAGAATATGTCAGACCAATCACTGAGGCCGAATATAATAACGTTGCCGCTGTATCAAGTTGGACAAATGCTGTTGGAACTGATGTTATTGCCAACTCTAATGGTGAAATTTGGTTTAGATTAAATCTTCCAAATACAGACAATCTTAGATTTACTGTAGGTCAAAAGAAATTATTGATAACAGATAGTCCAACAAGTTCTGATTTTGCAACTTCATTTGCATCAACATCGTTCTTTGCCCAAGGTCTTATTCAGACAAAGCAAGACACAATCCTATCTACAAGACAGGTTGAAAATAGACAAAAGACTGTTTCTGAATTGACAGTAGGTTCAACATTCAGTTCTCTTCCTCCTCTACCAGAAGAACCTGAATATGAAGCTCCTATACCAGATCCTCCTGACAACGGTCAAGTATGTCTCGCATATGTGATGCCAATCAAAGCTCCAGATAACGAAGAAGGTCTATTCTTAACTTCTGTTGAAGTATTCTTCGCAGAGAAGCATCCTACACTTGGTGTCTGGTTTGAACTGAGAGAAGTTGACGCTGGTGGCGGTATTACACTAAATCAAGTTCCATTCTCAGAAAAGCGTTATACAAATTCACTGGTACCCATTTCTACAAATGGTAAAACAAATGGCATGACTGTCACTTTTGATACTCCAGTATTCTTGTATAGTAACAAATCTTATGCTTTCATTGTTCACCCTGAAGCTGGAAATCCAAATTATTACTTGTGGTGTTCACGTATTGGTGAAATCGATGTAAACACTGGCAAACAGGTTACAAGCAGAGCATATACAGGTTCAACATTCACGACAAATAATAATGTGATCTGGAATCTAGTTGATCAAGTTGATATCGTTTGTAACTGGAAGCGCGCTTCATTCGTGTCGTCTGGCAACTTTGAAATTGGCAACAGACCAAAAGAAAAACTGTATATTCAGAATGTTGTAGGAAGCATAGAAGGATTTGGTGAACCAATTTCTTCTGGTGATAGATTGACACTATCAGGATATGGTGGAGCAACTATTGCTGTTACTGACCTTATTGTCGGTGGTACTTCTGGCATTAATGCTAGTGTTGTTAATATCAATTCTGGCACATACTCTATGTCAAACATTCGATATACTGTAGGTGAAACTGTAACCGTAAGATATGCTTCAAATGCAACATCAAAAGGTACTGCGACAATTGCAACAAGAGAAACAGGTAAAGGATTCCTTGAGTACTATAAAGAGTCATCAAATTCAACGTATGTAATTCTAGATAGTTCTAATGGTAAGTTCTTTGCTAACGACTCAATATTTGATATTTCTGACGAAGGTTCTGCTACAATTTCAAGAATCGGCAATTTCAGATATTCATTGATCGACTTTGAACCTGCAATCATTAACTTTGCTAAAGCTACACAGTCATTTGAAATGGCAACATATTCAAATACTGGCACTGCCCAAGCTTATGTTAATATCGATACTGGTGAAAACTATGAGTTTAGTACTGAGATGGCAGTTTATTCAAGATCAAATGAAATTGCTTCATTGTCATCCAACAGATCAAATAAAGTTCGTGTGAACATGAACTCATCTTCAAACTATCTAACACCTGTATTTGATATTGGTAGAACTCAATCTATTATTGTGGATAACATTGTTAATTCCAATACAGTAAATGAGACTAATGAAAGTGGCGGCAATCTGTTCAATAAGTATATCTCAAAGATTGTCACATTGGCTGAAGGCCAAGATGCTGAAGATTTGAAGGTGTATCTGACTGCATATCGTCCACCAAACACAGATGTTAAAGTTTGGATTAAGATTTTAAACGGTGAAGATTCAGATACTATGGCACAGAAATCTTGGATTGAACTTGAAAAGAGTTTTGGTGGAGATATATCATATTCATCTCTCGTAGACAAGAAAGACTTCAAGGAGTATATCTTTAATATACCTTCTTCTTATATGACAGGTACTTTAGGAGAAGTGAGATATACTAACACTCAAAGCATTCTTTTCACTGGATATAAATCATTCCAGATTAAGATAGGATTGTTGGCAACAAACTCTGCAATAATTCCTAGAGTTGCAGATTTAAGAGCGATTGGTCTTCAGATTTAAATTGGGATATAGAACATGCAAAAGACTGAAGTACCTGGAATATATAAGGATGGTAAAGGTGTTCTTATAAATAAAGATAAGGATGCCCTTGCTGCTTACAAATTGCGCAAAGAAAAAGATAGAAAATTAATGTTGATCGAAGATGAATTGCGATTTCTAAGAAATGATATTGAAGATATAAAAAACCTACTAAAAGGACTAGTAAAGTAAATGCCAATTACTCCAGTAGACTTGACCGACACATTTGATGTTTGGCGCATTAGAACAAATCAGAATATAAATTTATCTGAAAGTGCAAACACAGCGGCGGCGGCTGCGTTTACTAGAGCTAATGCTGCAAACGTTCTAGCATTCAATACTGGTATAGGCGCTAATGCTTATGCAACTGCGGCCACTGCTGGTGCTAATGCATACATGATTACTATCCAGAATGGTTCTAACACAGCAATTGGTACAGGTGCAAATAGTTATTTACTAGCAACTCTAGCTGGTGCTAATGTTGCCGTAGGTACTGGTGCTAACGCATATATGATCGCTGTTCAGAATGGTTCAAATACTGCCGTAGGTACAGGTGCAAATGCATTCACTAGTGCAACAATAGCAGGCGCCAATACTGCCGTAGGCGTAGGTGCAAATGCATTCACTAGTGCAACAATAGCAGGAGCTAACACAGCAATTGGTACAGGAGCTAACGCCTTTGCTACAGCCGCTGCAACTGGCGCAAATACAGTGGCCGTAGCCGCTTTTGCTAAAGCTAACTCATCAAGTGTTAATATCTTTTCAGACTTAGTTAATACAAACAGATATGTTACCTTTGCAAACAACAATTCTGGTAATACACAATCACTGAACGTTTCTACTTATGGACTATTGTTTAATCCTTTTACAAGCACACTAACGTCCAATAATATCTCAATTCCTGTGTCATTAGGTATTGGCACAGCACCTTCTGGTACAGCAGGTGAGATTAGAGCAACGAGTGATATTACTGCATACTATTCATCAGACATTTCGTTGAAAGAAAATATAAATGTGATACCTGATGCTCTCTCAAAATTAATCCAAATAAATGGTGTTGAATTTGATTGGAGTCAATCATACATCGACAAAAGAGGTGGTGAAGATGGGTACTTTATCCGTAAAAGAGACGTTGGTGTTATAGCTCAAGAAGTAGAGAAAATTCTTCCTCAAGTAGTTGCAACAAGAGGTGATGGAATTAAAGCTGTCAAATATGAAAAACTAATAGCATTACTAATTGAAGCTATCAAAGAATTGAACGAAAAAATAGAATCTAAGAAAGAATAAAAATATGGCAGCATATGTAGAACTTTACATGGATCAAGGTACAACATTCAATAATGTCATCAACATAACAGATGACGTTACGAATGCTGTTGTGAATGTTTCAGGTTATACAATAACAAGCCAAATGCGTAGGTCATATTATTCAGCTAATGCCACTGCTAATATCATATGCACAATAACAGATGCATCAAATGGTGAGATTACCATGTCAATGACCTCAGCTAATACATCAAACATAAGACCAGGAAGATATCTATTTGACGTTAAAACAATAAATACTTCTAATGTAGTCTCACGCATACTTGAAGGAATAGTGACAGTTACACCTCAAGTAGGAAGATAAAATGTCAATCAAAGTATTAGTCAACTCTACACCAAAAAATAGAGTTTCGATAAACAATCAGCAAAGAGAAAATATCAGAACAGTTGGTATTGGTAGCAGTGGTGGAGCGGTAAGCTTAACACAACTCAATGATGTTGACGCATCTGATCCAAACAATAATGAAACTTTAGTATATGATGCGCTGAGTGAAAAGTATGTCATTAAAGAGTTACCTATTATAAACGGTGGAACGTTCTAAATGGCAAATACACTAATTCAAATAAAAAGATCAACTACTACAGCAACCCCAAGTTCTCTTAATGTGGGCGAGCTTGCTTATTCTTATACATCAAATATAGCTTTTATAGGTACTTCTGATAATACTGGTGCACTTCCCATCGGTGGTCAATTTTATGTTGAAAGAACAAATACTGCTCTAGTGGCAGCCAATGCCGCATTGGCTAATACTACAGGTACATTTGCAGGCACACTTACAGTAGCAAATGATCTGATTGTTACTGGTAATGCTACATTTGATACCAATACAATGTATGTTGATGCTATTAACAATAGAGTTGGTATTGGTACAGCAGCACCATTGTTTAGATTACAAAGCAATGGTACTATAGCATCATATTCATCAGATGGAACAAATTATGGCACATTAGGTTCTACGAGTATAAGTCTCGGCCAGAACAATTCGTTTCGCTCAGTTATATCTCATTCTGGAAATGAATCTTTACATTTTACTCCGTACAATCAATTAGTACTTGCGCTGTCTGCTTCAGATTTTACACCAAGTGTCCAGCTGACAAGTAGCAGAACTTTTGGTTGGAGTTCAACTAATGGACAATCTAATAGTCCTGATCTAGTTTTTCATAGAGATGTTGCAAATACGTTAGGCCAAAGAAACGGTACAGCAGGTCAAACATATAGACTTTATGGTACATTTACAGACACATCTAATTATGAACGTTTAAGTATTTCTGCTAACGCAAGTGGTTCTTTTATACAGACACAACATGCTGGAACAGGAACTGCTCGATCACTGAATCTAGGCGCTAACAATACAACATTATTTCAAATTCAGCCAGCCGCAAAACCAATAAGAATGTCATCGGGTAGTATTGCTGGTACATCAGGTACAGGATTTTATCATTTAGATAATACTTCTTTTGCTTTTGGTCAAGATGCAGGATCGGGTGTGTGGGGTGGTATCTATTATGATGGATTTGTAGTTTCTTCCGAAAAGTTCTATGGTTTTGGATCATCTGGAACAGCTTCTCCTGATACTTTATTATATCGTGATGGTGCGTCAGGAAGGTTAGCACAAAGAAATAGTTCAGCCGCACAATCATATCGTCTTTATGGTACATATACAGATGCTTCTAACTATGAACGTATCAATCTAACTGCTAACACAACTGGACATTATATTATTGGTGAAGAAGGTGGTACTGGTGCTGCTCGTCCATTATATCTAGGTTCTAATAATGCTATTGCTGTTACTATTGAATCTAATAATACAGTTAGAACAAGTAGTACGCTTACATCTGGTGGAAGTATTGGTATTGGTGGTCAAGCTGTAACTAGTGCTGGTTGGGAATATAATAATCCCGCCGACATGTCAATTTATTCAAACTCTTCTAAAATGATAGGTATACACGGTGGTAGCGGTTTTGTATTGTTTAGAAACGCAATTGCATTAAGTAGTACTGCAAACTATAATACTCAAGATGTCATTCTCGCGCGCGATGCTGCAAATATATTAGCACAACGTAATGGTACAGCTAATCAAACATATCGTCTATATGGCACATACACAGACACATCCAATTATGAACGCATAAACATAACTGCTAACACAACTGGCCATTATATCATTGGTGAAGAAGCAGGCACTGGATCAGGACGACCATTATATCTAGGTTCTAATAACCGTATCAACATGACAATCGATACTTCTGGTAACGTTGGCATTGGTGTAACTGCACCATCTAGCATCCTTGATGTAAATGGTAAAATTACAACTCGATTTGGTGGTGCTTTAAGAGGTTACTTTGGTAGTCCTTCTTGGGATAGTTCTTATGTTGCAATTCAACATGGTTCTCTTGGCGAATCTTCAAGCAATGCAGCAATTCATCAAAGTTCGGTTGGTGACACTACACTCAATGCTGCAATAGGTAGAAGCGTTCTACTTAAAATTAATAATGATGCTGGAGGTCAAGGACAACTTGCATTTACTAGTAAGAATTTTGCATTTACTGGTGCAAACGTTGGTATTGGTATTGCTACAGCAACGTCCAATCTGCATGTTATCGGTACAGCAAACGTCACATCGAATCTTGTTGTTCAAGGTGTAGATGTATTATCAAGTATAACAGGTGCTAACAACTATGCTAACTCTACATATGTAAAGTTGTCAGCAGCAAGCCAGACAATAACTGGCGATCTAACAGTTGTTGGTAATCTAAGTCTTAGTGGAAATACTACATTTTCTAACGCTCAAACGCTGATCGTCAATGATCCACTAATCTATCTTGCTGGTAATAATTATACTTCAGACATTATAGATATAGGTTTCATTGCCAACTATGTGAACGCAACTGGATCTAATGTTCATACTGGATTGTATCGTGAACATGAAGACAAGATGTACTATCTGTTTCAGGGTTATGATAGAGAACCAATAAACAATCATATTGGTGCTTTATCTAATAACATGACGCTTGCTGTTCTTAATGCAGACTTGAGAACAAGCAACTTGACTCTTGGTGGTACAAACACTATCACATGGATCACATCTTCATTTGCGAAAGCCAATGCAGCACTAGCTAATACATCTGGTATTTGGTTTAACGGCAATCTAACAATAGGTTCTGCAACATCTGATGTGTATCTTGGTGACACGATTGTCTATGCTAATCTTGGTAGTGCTGTATCAAATAGTAACTCTGGTTTTGTCATTAATCAGACATGGAACAACGCAGGTCAAATTTTTACTGGTCTGACAATCAATGTTAATAGCACCGCGGCTTCGGCATCTTCTTATCTTCTTGACGTAAAACAAAACAATGCTAGTGCCTTCTATGTGAGACGATACACAGGAATTCAAGGTGAAATTGGTATTAATTCAAACGGTGGTATTTGGAATTTAAGAGTTGTTGGTAATGAAGTTAATCTAATAGGAACTTCTGGCAATCATAACGTTAAACTTCCAGGCGCAAACTTTCTTCGTTCCGCTGTTGGTTATGGCTTTGAACTAGGTAGCTCAAGTGGTTCTGTATTATATTCAGGCGCGCAAGAAGCGGCAAACACTCTTGCACAACGTAACGGAACAGCAGCACAAGCATATCGTCTTTATGGCACATATACTGACGCATCCAATTATGAACGTATCAATCTAACTGCTAACACAACTGGTCACTATATTATTGGTGAAAAAGGTGGTACTGGTTCAGCAAGACCATTATATCTTGGTTCTAATAATGCTATTGCAGCAACGATTGATGATCAGGGTAGAGTTGGAATTGGCACTACAAGTCCAACCTCGCCTCTTCATGTGGCTGGTGCAACATTTCCAGTAGCAAGAATAGAAAGAACAACGTCTCTTACAACAGGATCAAGGTCCTCATTTGCATCAATACACAAAACAACTGGTGATATGACAGATGGTTTTGGCACTGATTTCAGTTTTATAATAAGAGATTCATCAAATGTTGATAATGAAATCGCTCAATTTGGTGCGTGGAGAGATGGTGCAGACAATAGCGGAACACTATTTTTCTCGACAATAAATGCTGGTGTGTTTGAGTATCCAAAGATGTTTATCAAACCCAATGGTCGTGTTGGTATTGGTACATTCACACCAACAGCAAAACTAACGCTTGCCAATGGTACATCTGCTACATCACAACACATATACGGTACTTATACAGATGCATCCAATTATGAACGTATAAACATAACTGCCAACTCTTCTGGTCATTATATCATTGGTGAAGAAGCTGGTACTGGATCAGCAAGACCACTATATCTGGGTTCTAATAATGCTATTGCAGCAACGATTACTGATCAGGGTAGAGTAGGTATTGGTACGACAAATCCTCTTGCTACATTGCAAGTTAATGGAAGTATATTATTAGCTAACAGTTCTGGAGTTGGTTTAAACACTCTACTCATAAATCCAAAAAATATATCCAACTTCTCAGTGATTGGTACTTATCCTGCTGAAGGTACCAACATCAACTCTACATTATGGGTTGTACCAAAAGGAACAGGTGTAGCAAACAATAAGGCACAAATTAACGTCTTTAAAACAGATTTCGTGGCAGATTCTACAAATTATGAGTTTGCTGGTCTTAGAGCAAGAGATTTTGATTTTTTCTTCGCAACAGGAAAAAATGGAACTGGTATAACAAGACCATTAGTTTTTTCTGCTGGTGGTTTAAATGGCCCGCCTATAAACGAAAATCAATTTGTTGTTGACACAACAGGTAACGTAGGTGTCGGCACATCATCGCCTGCATACAAACTAGAAGTTGCTGGTTCGTTTGCTGCTCAGACAAAGAGCTTTATTATCAACCATCAGAGTTC